CCCATTGGCTAACTCAGTAGCTCGTCAAAGTGGCAACGATGTCATCGGCACCATCAATGGTCACAACGCCTTGCAGGTAGGCGGAAATCGTGTCCATCGGAATGGCAACCACTGCACCGTTCGCAATCGAGGCGAGAGTCAGGCCAGCAGTGACAGCAACGGAACCAATGCCGGGAACCGGGACGGTTGTGCCGCCTGCGCCGTCGATCTTGGGCGTGAGCGCACCGCCCGAGGCATTGCGAAGCGTGAGAACCTGCCCCCGATTTGCAAGGTAAACAAGGGTGTCGGATGCCCCGAGGGTTGTCTGTGCAACGACGCGCGAGCCGCTGCCTGTGAGGAGAGTTGCTGCAATAACGGCCATGATTTTATATCCTGTTTCAGATGTTTCTAGCGGAGTATCGGATCGTCAGGGGCACGCGCCAGTCTACTTGATCGCGAAATCCCCTAGCGATATTGGCCGGTTGCTCAATCGTGATCAGCCCGCCGGTAATTGGGATGTCGAGTGCCTGCGGAAAGAGGTTTGATATTGCGTCCGCGTAATCATTGGCCGCGTCTTCGCCCACGCCAAACTCCGCGACAACGACTACTGCAAGCAGGCCCGTTTCCTCGACCACATCAGCCGACAGCATAGGGCCGGTGCGCGACTGGCCCTCGAATAGAACCTCGAAATACGGGCGGGCCATCGCGCCTACGGGATTAACTGCGGGCCATGTGCCCGAAAGCCCAATTCCGCCCGATGCCAGCCGCGTTTTGAATGCGGTGTTAATATCGGAACGCTTCATCCGAGTTCCCTCTTTGCCTTGGCCGCAGCCGCCTTGACGTAGCCCCGCCATTTTGACGCTGCCACATCGATCCAGAACGTCCCTGGCACGCCCTTTGCGCCGTAATGAACAGCCTCCGCGTGCGGGGCAACATTGCCACCCCAAGCGAATCTCGCTGTGTCGCCCGCCTTCATTCGGCCTGCAAAAAGAGCGAAGCTGGTTTCGCCAGATATTGCGGTGCTGTTATTAAGGCTTGACTGCAGAGATGAAGCTAGCGCACCGTCATCGCGCGGGATCGTGCCCTTAACCCGACCGCCGCCTCGGTTGATGCCTGGAACAACTTTGATGTCAGCAATCATATCATCGGTTGCATGTGAAACGACAGCATCCATGACTTTTTTTGTTTTAGTCGCCCATTTAGGAAGTTCCGCGAAACTATACGTGATCACATTAATGCCCGCGTCGCTGCCAGTTCCTCTGGCGTCAGCCGCTCGCCAAGTCCTTTGATAAAGTCAATGCGAACACGCAAGAAACACCGGCAATTCGCTACTTCCTCAATAGGGGCAGACTGATCGCCGGGATACATCATCGCAAATCCCCCGACTTCAAACGCCTGACCCTGCTGGCGCACCTGCCCGTTTGCAGCGCGGTGGCTATCGCGGGTGTCGCCGTCGCTGCTGGCGTCCCATTCGTTCGTCACAGCATCCTGGGCCAATTGCCCGCTGTCCTTGAGCTGCTGTAAGCCCTCCGCCTGTGCCGCATGGACGCTGCCGAGCAACTCAGTCCGCGCAATTGTTTCACCGCGCAACCGTTGCAGTCGTCCGGTGTAGCGTCTTGTCGATTTTGAAATGACATCCCGCGAGAGCGGTGTGCCGTTTTTTATTGCGCGCTTGATGGGGCCATCAAATCGCTTGTCCCGGTCTGTGAACGTGCTTTTCAGCTTTCCGTCGCGCCCGATCCAGTATTTCTTGACCGGCTTCCCTTGCGCGTCAAAGCCTGCAACACCGACGCCATTTTCCGCAGACAATGCATCCGCCATATTGCGAACAAACGCGGCCTTTTGGCTGTCCAGCCCGACGATGCCGCCCCTGCGCACCCCTCCCGGCCCAACGCGGCCCACCAGACCCAGTGCCGCCGCCCGTGGTGACGTGCCCCGCACTATGGCGTCACTCAGCGCCTCACGCAGCGCCGTGACCGTGGTGGCGTTGATCTCGACAACCTTGTCACTTGAGAACTGGCGCAGGATTGCCTCGGTGCGTAGGTTGCGGCTGTCAAACTGGCCAGTGATCCGCACTCCCTTGCGCAGACCCGCCGCTTTGACTGCCCCGATGGTGAAATCACCGCCTGCAAGGTGCGCGGCCCTCAAAGCCTCATCCAGCGGCCTGAAATAGCTGCCCTCAATGCCTATAGCGGCAATCGCAGCCTCTACGTCGCGCGCGCGGATTGCAGCTTCTAGCGCCGCCATCTGCACGTCGCTGCGGACATTCGCCATGGCCTTATCAAACGCCTTGCGCACGTCCGGCTCTAGTTCGTTGATCAGGTCGGATAGTGTTTTGCGACGCGCCACTTAGGCAGGCCGAACTGTCATTTCTGTGACCTCGCCGACCGACTGAAAAACAATCCCGCCGTGTGGCTGCCCGTTTAGTTTTTCGAGTGACGCAGTGACGCGCTCCGACGCGTCGGCAAGCCGCTCCATCATCTTTACTGCATGGTCTATACCATTCGCCTCCACTTTGATCTTCAGGCTGCAAGTATCAAGCGCGCCCGGCCCGGTGCGATCCAAAACGACTACATCATCGCCGAATTTCGCGCGCGCTGCTGCCTTTCCAGCGTCGCTGGGTTCTGCGAAAACATACTTCTTGGTTGCGTCAGTCATGATTTGGTGCCTTCCATGCAGAATGACCCCGCTTGCAGGGCCTTTGGTTTAAAAGGTTGGCTTCATGCAAAGAACCAGCGCCTCGGCGGCAGTGAATCCCTTGCGAATAGATGCCTCATAATGGACGCGACGAACTTCAGCTATAAAGTCAGCCTTGCGGATTTCCATCGGCATCTCTCTTTTTGCTGCGTCAAAAATTGCGTCGCTCTTTGCTGCATTCATTGCTTTATTTGCTTCGTTGCTCATGATGGTTTACTCCATTGGTTAAATTGTCAGATGGTTATTCGGTGGGCAGTTTATTCACGACAAACCAAATGGGAATGCCAAAATAATAATGGGTCGATCTGTTAACGCCTAACCCGTGGTCAACAGTGTTGATGACAAGATACGGACGCCACGTCAAAACGGCCCGCCCCTCTTTCATGTAAAACACAAAAGCGACGGCCCAAAATATAAAGGCAAAAAGCAATGCGTTTTTAATATGCCCCGAGTCTGAAATTATCATATCACCGCTCCTTCGCTGCGTAGAACGCGACCAGCCAAGCCATCGCCATCAGCGCGCCCTGCTCAAATGCCGCGCGCTCTAGGGCTGCACAGGCTTCGGGATAATCGTCGTATATTGTTCGCGTCAATTCCTGCGCTGCTTCGGGACCATCAAAGCATCAAGAATTGCGCCGATTTCCTTGACGGACCCACAATACATCTCGCCTTCTTCTTCATTGAAAGCCTCAGAAATGAGCGGTAGTTTCGGCACAGACACCCAAGTTTCGTCATCATTGCTTACGGAAAGTTTAACGCCGTTTGCCTTGTAAACTGCCATATCAAGCCCTCGCCCATATCTTATACAACAACGCTTCACCGCCCGGATTGAGCGGGTCGATCCCGTATATCTGATAATCAACGCCGTTGATAGCGATCTTGTCGGATACCTCCGGAACTACCCCGCCGATGCTTGCCGTAATCTTAGTGTCGGTCGCCTTGATCGCCGTGTCCGCGCGCTCGCGTTCGCTAAAGCTGCCGAGAATAACGGTGAAATTATGCGTTACGTCAGGTCCGAAGACCGGCTCGTAGACTGGGCCAGTTTGAGTGCCCTTGCGTTTGATGACTCCCAAAAGAGGCCCATCGCCAACGGCTGCGCCCGCATCACCCAACGCAGCGGCAATTTGTGCCGCGATATCAGCCCCGGCGCTCATACCTTATAGGCTCCGATGTAGGTGCGCATATACCGGCGCAGCAGAGCATCAATGACCGTGCTGACCGGCGTCGCTGCCGCCGCGCCCTGCAACCCACTATCGCGCAAAGTCCACTGGATCGTGTCAACTTTCGTCAATGCTTTTTGTTGATCCGGCGTGAATGTCTGCGACCAAAAGCCGGGCGTTGCCAGCTCAAGTGTTGCCGCTTCATACACAGCATCATCAACCCCGTCGCTTGTCGCACCATAGGGGGACATAAAGTAGTTCACATAGCTGCGCGTGACGTGCCTTTGCCCGCGCACCAATGCCGACGCGCTGGCGGCATCATCGGCAACAGTATCGCCAGCGGCGGCGGCGCTT